CTTCTTTCTCTCTTCTTCTTTCTTTGCAAGTTCCTCTCTTTTCTTTGCGGCGTCTTCATTATTCTTTTGTCTTGTAGCGTTGTTTTCTTTCTCTGTTTTTGTAAGTTCTTGTGTTCCTGCTGTAAATCTTGCATAGGCTTGTTCTCCTGCTCCAACTGCTTTTGATATTGAACCTGCTGCTTGTGATACACCCTCTGTAATTGAATCCCAATCAAATGTAAAAATACCTTTAAGAGTTTTTCCAATACCAACACCCACCTCTGTGATGAGTGTAAATAAACCAAATAATACGGAATAAAATACTCCAATACCTTTTGTAAGTGGTGGTAAAACTGCTGTTACCATTTCAATGAACACATCTAATACGGGTTCAAACGCACGGAATATACCACCCAATATTTTCTCAAACCCAATCATTAAAGGTTGGAGTTTCTTCATTGCAGTCTCTGATTGTGAGAACGCAGCAACTAAACCACCGATTGCTGCAACTACAAGACCTATTATGGACGCTTTGAGTGCAGTGTTAAAGGATGAGAACGCAACCTTCATACTGTTGATTCCTTTACCAACCATACCTAATGGTCCACCTGCATTTTCTAATGAGTCAACCCAATCATCAGTACCTTTCTGAGCACCTTTCAATCTATCTTTTAAATCATCAATTTCACCATAAACTTTTTTCCAATCCTCAGTTCCAGCAGGTAATTGTTTTAACGCTTTGGTGAGGTCTCTGAGTTTTTTCTGTGAATCTTCCGATTCAATGATTACGTCAACTTCAATTTTCTTATTCGCCATTGTTCGTTATATCTTTTAAGAATGAAATCTTTTCTATGTTATGAATTACTGTTGGTAATCCATCACGAACATCATTCATTAATTCATTTATTCTGTCGGGGTCAGATACTTCTTTTATAAGTTCCTCCCCATTATAAAATATCTTTATTTCCATAGTTAAATTTTTAGGTGTGTGTTGGTGTTGGTGTTGGGGTTGGTGTACATAATACTGAACCACAACATTCTAAACATCCATTAGGGTCTGATTGTGTAATTTGTCCTGGTTCTCCGATTGTTCCTCCATTAACAAAATACCATCTTTGAGCAAATGTGTGAATGTATGTTCCATCAGGTACTGGTATTGTTAATTGGTTGTTCAAATAAACATATTCCCCAATATTAGGTGCAGGTGACCCACTTATCTGTCCATAGAATGTTATTAAAGAACTACCACTTGAACAAGATAAACATGCTGTTGTTCCTGTATAACCAACAAACGAATAATTAAATGGAGTTTGTGTTGGAGTTGCAGTATTAGTAATAGTCGGAGTTGGAGTAGGTGTTAGACATTCAATTGAATAATCTAATCTATTTGTATTGGGAGAACAAAAATCCGTATTAGGTGCTGGATACCAAATATTATCATAAACAACAGATGGTAAACCAAGTGTGCCGATTGTATCAATATAACCATTATTCGTTAAAGTATCACCTGTGGTTATAACAGAAATCCAACTACCGATTGCTAATGGAACATTATAGTATCTGAATATTTGATAATAACTTCCAGCACTGAATTGACCCCACGCTGAATAATTTTTACCATCAGGTGCTGTTCCTACATGGAATGTGTAAGATGTTGGAGTATTATCAACATAACCGTAAGTGAATGTTCCTCCAGTATATGATGTAAGTCTGTTGAAAGTTCCTGCAACAAAAGTGCAATTGTCATTTAACGGATACATCGCACCAAAACATGGTGGTGTTTGTGTAGGTGTCACTGATGGAGTCTGTGTTTTAGTTGCGGTATTTGTTGGCGTTTGTGTTGATGTATATGTTTGTGTTTGTGTTTGTGTTGGAGTTTGAGTTGAGGTTTTAGTTGGTGTTTGTGTAGGAGTAACTGTTGGAGTAGGTGTTTGTGTAGGAGTAACTGTTGGAGTAGGTGTTTGAGTTGCGGTTGTTGTTGGTGTGGGTGTAAAGAAAAAACAATATGGTGAATTACCTGAAACAACAAACCAATCAGGATAAATTGTATTAACACAACTACCACCTGAAAACTGAAAATTATTTTTTATGTAATTGTATTCTGTAAATGTTTGACCATTTGGAATTGTGATTGTTGTTGAATCAAATCCATTACTAATATAAGAACTTAATGTTGGGTGGACTGAAACAATTCCACCATTTGCTGATGCATAAATTCTAAGTGACCCATAAGTATCATAATAAATTGTTCCATTGAAGGGACATTCAAATGGTTGAACTGAATATGTTAGACCAGTCACTTGACAATAATTCGCTGGTGTAATTGTTGGTGTTGGTGTGACAGTTTGACACTCACCACTAATTACCAATCCACATAAATCTGTGAATGGTTTTGTTGTATCCATACACACAGATTGACCTAATGTTAAAGTATAATAAGCAACAGTTCCATCACAGGTTGTCCCTGAAATATATTTTGAACCTCCTGTTGGGTCTGCGTGAACAAATAAATTACAACTCATTTATATTAAATATCTTTTTTTTTATTAAGAACAAGTTCCGTCAAAACCTTCTATGGTCCAATTACAATTACAACTTAAATTAACTTCCGTAAATGTGCAAGTTCCTCCACCAGGATTTGTGTTACAACATTGACATACTGCATCACAATCACATAAGACTATGTTCTGACCTGCAATGTTTGAACCATAACTAACTGTTACAGTAACTGATGCTCCTGTTTGAGTTGTATTGAAATAACCTGGTTGACTACTTGGATTAATTGTAAATGTTCCACCTGATAAATAAGTCACAGGAACTGAATTTACTTCCACACCTGTGATTGGAATATCCAATGACGAATCTGTTCTAACAGTTAAGAATGCACAAGTTTCAAATGGTATTGTAGGTGTTGGTGTAGGTGTTGACGAACTTGTCATTGTTGGTGTTACAACTAATGTTGATGTTGGGGTAGGTGTAGATGTATTAGTAGCAGTATTGGTTGGTGTCTGTGTAGGTGTTCCTGTATTAGTAGGAGTTGGTGGTATTGTTCCTGTTTGTGTTGGAGTCTGTGTTGGTGATGCACTGATACTTGGTGTCGGTGGGATAGTAGGAGTTTGACTCGGTGTTGGAGTATTTGTTGGTGTGTTAGAAGGTGTTTGTGTTGGTGTTGTTACCAATGTCTCTGTCGGTGTTGGTGATGGACATAATGTATAACAAGTTAAAACTTCTTGATATGTTCCCGCACCATTAACACTATTTTCTTGTGCTCCACCTTCACCACAAGTTATTACATATCTGTCACCTGTAAATAAGAATGTGTCTCTTTCAATACCATCACAATCAAGCCAAGTCCATATTCCATCTTCTGATGCAGTCAATCTATAAGAAATACATCTATCACAAATTAATGTTGGAGTTGGTGATGGTGTTAATGACAATGTTGGTGTTACTGATGGTGTAACAGATATTGTCGGTGTCATTGTCGGAGTTGGGGTTGGTGGTATGAATAAACATTCCTCACAACTTGTATATGCAGATAATATTTGAACCCAATCTGTTTGTTGGATAAATGTTGGATTAACATCAAATACACATTCTGTTACTGTTGTTCCTGTGTTTTGTATTCTGTATACGGTTGTTCCTGTAAGAAGATTTGAATCTTCTGATTTGAATGTGTATGTAGTTGCAGAATCAGAACAAGATAAACCTGTATACCAAAATAAATTTGTCGTACATGCAGATTGTTGAACTATTGTAAATGACGTTCTACCTGAACAACCACAATCACCGTATACCCCAACTAAATTCGGAGTATAACCTGATGACAAATAATAATGTTCGTATGTCTTTAATGGGTCAAAGGTATCAAGGGTTACTTGATAACAACCCAAATAAGATAAATCATCTTCAAATAACTCAACATAATTTCCAATGTAGGCGTATAAGTTATACATCAAGTCTGAACTTGAATATTTTGATACCCCACCTGCACATGGAATCATCTCATAGTATAATCTTCTGTGTGGGGTATATTCTTTTGTAAGTTTAACAAATTCAACATCACATAATGTTGGTTCAAGTGCATTAAAGTTTGTTATCTTGTTAATTCTAAATGGTGTATTACCAATAACAATTTTTTCACTCCATCTTAATTGTTGAATGTCTTGTGGATATAGATAAACTTTTGCTGCGTAGATTTTGTTTTCTTCACTGGTGATATCATCTACATAAGGTTCGTAGTATATGTTATACATATCTTCTGAATCAAACACATATTGAGATGGGGTAACATTTGATTGGTCCTCACCTCTGTAATTAATGTAGTGTGAGAAGTTATTGTAGTTGAATGGATAGGTTGTGAATCTATTGATGTTTTGGAATCTGTCCTGTGACGCACCATTCATATACCATTGTTGATATGTTGTTGTTGTTGCTACGGCGGTACAAGGAGTTCCTGATGATGTGACAGTATAGTTTGCAATGTTTGCTAATGGAAAACCTGGTGCTACTGTTGTTGGATTCACACAACTACCACCTGCAACGGATTGAGAACCTGTATTCACATATTGATAATAAGTGTTTGAATTACAATCATTGTATTTGATATATCCTGCGGTTGTTACATTAATTGTATAACCACTATTACAATTTGTTATTGCTGATGTGGTCGTATTGTTTGGAATAAAACCATAGTTGTCATTTGGTAATGTAAGACCTCTAAAAACGACTTTCGGTAATATCTTGAATGGGACAAAGGTTTGTTGTGTAACCCCTGAAATATCAACCTGTTTTAACTTTGACATTGAGTTTAGAGTTAAGAACGATACCACCGAGTTGTCTATCGTAATATCAATTGGAGATGAGAATATAAAATCAAACTTTGTTGTTGTGTCTTTATATTGTAATCCCAATTGGAATTTGTCTGTTCCAAATATTCTGTTTGTTTGTCCCTTGAAATCTTGGTTGGCGTAATCTTGGTCTAACTTAAATTCATATTCCAATGTTCCGTTTAATAGTGTGGATGTTGGATATAAGTTTTGTGTTTGGTCATAATCTACTTTGGTTGTCCAATCTAATATTTGACCTGTACCGATGTAATCTACAATCGGTTCAATAATTAAATTGTTTGGTAGGTCTGGATTTGGAACTACAATTAAATTAAACATCTTATTAATTGATGTTATGAAATCTAATTGTTTGTAATCGTTTGGTGGAAACTCAATGTTGTAATCAATCGTCGCTCCGTTTGGAATAAATCTTGGACCATTAACAATGGATTGAGAATAACTTGATACATCAATGTTTAATCCTGAAAAATAAAATTCAAGTTGAGTGTTTCCCGTAATGTTAAATTGTTGAACGAATGAAACCTGTTGTGGAACTGTATTACAATATCTTGTATCATATAAGTTTACTGTGTTTGTTCCATCGTATAAATAAAAAGTAATGTTATTTACATCACCATATGTTGGAACATCACAACCTGTAAATGGTTGTAGGATAAAATTAAAGTTGAATGTGTATATCCCTGTGTTACCCGATGGTATTGTTATTGAACCACTATCTGCTGACCAACCTAATGAATTACATTCAACATTTTCTGATGGGTTAACATTCATTGTCCCACCTCCTCCAACAACATCAATGAAATCATTTGTGAATGTGTAACAGGCAGGAATCGCATTCCTTGAATAGATTGATTCATCTACAAACTTTAATGGAAGATAATATCTTCTGAAATAGGCTGTGTCAAAGAATTCAGACTGAACTTGATAACCTGCTTGGTTAACAATCTGTATGTATAATTCTCTTATCTGTATTGATGGTTTGAAATAATAATCACGAACTGGTGTTCCTATAAAATCAAAATTACCGAATGCGGGTATGTATGTGTTACCTGAAAATAATGGTGTGAATTGAAGTAATGGTGTTATCAGTGCATTTACGTTTGTTGTATTTGTTCCTGAATAATCATAACCGATATTGTATAAACCCCACATTGTTCTTCCATCTTGATAAGAATAGTTTGTTGAACCTGTTAACGGAAATAAGTTTGGGTCAACTTGTGATTGTAATACTACATCTTGACTATATGGATGTGATAAACAAGATAAGTCCAAGTCATATAAGAACTTATCACCGATGTTTGCCATCAAATCACCCACCTGATTGTAGAATGTAACCTGATAAATAATCTCACCGTTTGTAATTGTTACACCATTTAATCTGATGTAACCTTGCATGATTTCATATCCATCCCATAACAATGACGCTTCAAATTTATTGTTGGGGTCAAAGGTTGTTGGAACAGCATTTAATTCATAGAAGAAGTTAAACACAAGGTTATTCTTCTTTGAACCAGGTAATGAGAACGCTTTAGAAAAGTTTGAATTCTTCTTTGTGATGTCTTGTAATTCTGCGAATGACAGAGACAACAACACAGGTTCGTTCTTGTATAAATCAAGAAATATATCTTCGTTATTAACGGTGGTTCTTATTCTTAGCATATTAGAATGGTAAATAAAATTGTCTGTAAGGAACTTGTTTCAATTCTATTGTGTATTGAAATATTCTCACATACTTTTGAATGAATTGTTTAACTTCTTTATTTTCAACGGTACAAGGTATAAGGTATGGATAGATGAACGGTTCATTACCCTCAGGTAACCAGTTGTTCATCATCATGTAAACATAAGGGGACATCAACAATTCCTCAATGATTACCGCATCGTTTTGTTGAACGAATCCTGAATCCACTGTAACCATTTCTTGTGCGTCACCATAGAATGTTTGTTCGCCTTGGTCGTATGATTGTCTATTCCACCATTGAACATTCAATGACTTCTGACTTGAATAAGTTTTCTTATTCACATTATATTTCTTTGTAAATTTCTTTGTGAACGTATATGTGTCCCATACACCTTGTCTGTTAAGGAATAGGAACGATACAGGGTCATTAAAACATTCTTCCCCAACCATTTTATACTGAACAATTTCTGATACACCATTGGTGTTATAATCAATTGAACCACAGTCATTGGTTAGGAATATTGCGACATCACTATCAGTTCTTACTGTGGGGTTTTGTTTGAATACTGAGTATGCAATTCTTTGTTGTAAGTAAGAGTTTAACGAACCTCTTGATGTGAAATCTATTGTCTGTGTTTGAACCGTATCGTAATTGTATTGTCCATTACCTTGTGACTTCTGTAAGTAGTTTACACCTTTAACAACAGATGAGTTATCGTAGAGTGGATTCTTTCCATACATAAATGGTAACATGATTGGACATTTGTAATAGTGTGTTCTGTATCTTGTTTGATAAACTTGTCCACCGAATATTGTCATCGGTATTGTTTCACTACCAAATGTCCCCATGAATAAACCTGGTTGTGATTGTGACATTTGATATCCATATACCTGTGTGTTGAGATAGTTGTATTGACCATTCAAGTTATTACCTGAATAATAATATTTGTTTGATAAGAATTTGTTCTCTTGAACACCAGGATAAATCATCACACCATAAGGTTGATTACACGCACCTGTGATAGATAATGAACCACCTGTATAACCTGAGTAACAACCATAATCTGTTGGGATAATAACCTCTGTTTCAGATGTTGCAGATAGACAAGTTGATGATGTCCCCGTAGTGGTGTATTGCACCCCAAATAAACAACGATATTCGTTGATGTGATATATGTTCTCAAAACCTTCATACCCCCCGTTAAATCCATTAGAAAACGTTATTGTGGAGAGTCTATCATTATTCACAGTTGCTTGGTTTGTGTTTAATAATACCTCTGTTGTTTGAGAATTTGCTGCAAGGACTTGATATGGGTCAGTTGTTGCAGTTCCTGATGTAGCACCAGGATTCATATTTAAGTTTCTTGGGTTGGCTTCAACCAAGTTATAGATAATTGTTTCCACATTGAAAATACAATTACCAAATTGATTTGGTGGTACGAGTAGTCTCGCAATCTTTCCTGATGTTTGTGTTGAACCTGAATCATTAAGATATGGATTCACATAAATGTCAACCACCAATCTAATGTCTGTGTATGCACTAAAATCATTCATAACCACATTCCATGTGTGGTCCGAGTGAGTTGGGGTTACTTCCAACGGCATCTGTCTTATGTATAAATCTAAACTCATGATACTATATTTACGAACTCTGAAGTTTTAATACTTTTAAGTTCATTTGTTATTGTTTGTTCAACGAACACATTTATATCTTCCGCCATTGCTTCAAATAGTTGTTGTCCTGCTGCTCTTAATTCAGGTGGAAGGTTATTAGGGAAATCAACAAAATAACTTTCAATACCATCAAGACCTTTATCATAAATATTGGCAGGCTTCACACCATACTTGAATATGTTTTTTTGGATTGCGAATGCCATTTGTAAGTTTGACCCTCTTCTGAATCTTCCTCTTTCAGTTCTAAATCTTACACCTCTTATTTTAATCCACGCCAATAATTCATCAATTGGAACTCTTTTGACATTTGGTCTTCTACCTTCGTTTACATACTTGAAGTAATCCGCATATTCTAAAAGAGCAACAGGACCATCGGGTGTGTTTGTAACTGAACCCTGAATTGAATCATATAATTGACCTGTTGCAATCTTATCACCAACACCTCTTTGTGTACCTTTATTGTTATAACCTGGTGCATAAGGAAATTGTTTCGTTGCAATTTGTTTCTTAATCTCTTCAACGAATTTCTTAATCAATAACTCTAATGCTTCTTCGGTTAGTTCAAACATATTATATTACATTTAATCCAAATCCATAACCTGGTGCAATATTCACAGTTGATGATAAGTTTGTTGAGATATCACTCTGTGAATAACTTGTTTGGAATGATGATAAGTTATTTAATACTTGGTAAGACAAAATATTCTGTGCAAACATTCTACTACCCATTTGTAAAGCAGTTCCAGTGTTATTGAGATACCATCCAAAATTAGCAGGATATATTTGATTTGATTGTAATGTTGGTTGAGTGTATCTTACAGTTGGTGTAACTCCCGAATTAGATATTATTATAGCGAAAATATACCAACCACCACCTGTTCCACTAAACGATAATGTTGAAGGTAATGTTGTTGTTTTAATACCTGTTGAGTTTGATATCAATGTTGTACCTGATTGAATTAGGTTTCCTGGAGCAACCCCAAATAACGGTACTTGTTGAAGTGTATAAAAAGCGCAAGTCACAACGTCACTCGTTGATGTTATGGTATTGACGTTATAACTTATTGCTGAATATGAATGAACACCTGAATCCCAAATAGGAATAAATAATGTTCTATTCTGTGTGTTAGCAACACCTGCTTGTGCAGCTGTTGTAAATCCATTACCACCGTAATCAGGTTTTAGATTGAACGCACCAACAACATTTGGTGCAAATATACCTTGTGTTGATATTCTTGTATTGGTATTATTCCCCAAACCATCTTGAATTTGTTGTGGGGTTGCTGTTACACCTGTTGTTGCTGTTGCCAAGTTTAATAAACCTGGATATGTTGATTGAATTGTTTGACCTGATAAATTAGCCATATAATTTTATTTTTAATTGTTTTTATATTGTGTTCCAAATACCTGTTTCATTGTTCCAAATTTGTGTTGTGGTATTCCATATTTTATTTCCTCCACCTCCACCACTTGGAGTTACACTTGGTGTTGGAGTATTCGTTGGTGTTTCTGATGGAGTATTAGTATTCGTAGGAGTCATTGTCTGAGTAACACTTGGTGTAGGAGTTGGTGTTCCACTACCTGTTGGTGTTAGAGTCAATGTTGTTGTAGGAGTTTGTGTTACAGTTGGAGTATTCGTCGGTGTCTCACTTGGTGTCTGAGTAGGAGTCATACTCGTTGTAACACTTGGCGTAGGTGTATTGGTTGGAGTCTCTGTATTGGTTGGGGTCTGTGTCTGTGTTGGAGTTGATGTAGGTTCAGGTGTTCCTGTTGGTGTTCCTGTATTAGTTGGAGTAACTGATGGTGTGTTTGTAGGTGTAGGAGTATTGGTTGAAGTAACCGTTGGTGTTGGTGTGATGAATGATTCAAAGAACGCTGCATCACATCTATTCAACGGAGTCATTACTTGTATCGTTAATGTCGCTGTCCATCCACCCAATAAGTCATCGTACTGCTCCATAAATGGTGTGCAAACAATTGGGTTGTCCAAATAATATTCTGCATTAAAGTTCCCCAACGATTGAGTAACAGATAATCTAAACTGAGAAATGATGTCATCTAATATTTGATTGGTATCACTTAATATATCTGTTTGGTTTAATAAACTCCTTTCCATGATATCAGCCACAATAACATCAAATGTATATTCCATGTAGTTAAACTTTTGTTTAACATCATTTGGAACTACATACATCAATGGATAATATGGTGATTGGAATTGTGTGTTGTCTTCTTTGTCTCTTGATTGTGTTAGGTATTGGAAGTCATCAACTGAACCAAACCCAAATGAATTCAATTGTTTGTGATGGTCTGCTAATAATTTAAAGTCTTCATAGAATGTCTTGAAGTTAATACCATTGAGATGTTGTATTGGTGTTCCTGTGAATGGAAGATACGCTGCTGCACATCTATTGAGTGGGGTCATGGTTTTAATTCTAATAAGACCATTCCAACCATTTAACATATCATCTTCTTTTTCAAGAAATGGTGTGCAGTTTACTTCTTCATCAACAAAGTAATCGTTATAGTAATTACCGAATCTTGCGTTAACAGATAATCTGAATTGAGATATTACATCCTGTAAGATTTGTAATGTGTCAGAACTAATATCTACTTGATTGGCTAAATCTCTTTGAAGAACATCAGCAACGATGGTATTAAAATCCCATGTCTTATATTCCAAGTCATTCACTACTTTACCAGGAATAACAAACAACAATGGATAATAAGGTGATTGAAATTGTGTGTTATATTCTTTATCTCTTGTCTGTGTTCTATAAGATAATTGGTCAGAGTTACCTGAACCAAATGAATTAAGTTGTTTGTGTGAGTCGGCTAATTTCTGATAATCAGTTATAATCTTCTTAAAGTTAATACCACTAACAGGTAATGATGAAACTGATACAGATGGTGTTACAGATATTGTTGGAGTATTAGTAGGTGTTGTGTTTGGTGTTCCTGTATTCGTTGGTGTTACACTTGGGGTTTGTGTTACTGTTGGTGTATTGGTCGGTGTGGTTGGTATTCCTGTTGCTGTTGGTGTTGGAGTAGGTGCAATTGAACAACCCATGAACCCCGCTGGTTGTGGAAAACCACCGATAACATTCCAAGTTGCGTAATTACCTGGTGCCATCTCATTTGAGTAGTAACTATCAGGAACAATAATTGTTAGACCTGAGTCAAGATATAATTGTTGTGATGTTGTAAGACATGCCCAACAAGTTAATGGAAGACATGGGTCACATTGACCTGGTGCAACATCAGCATAGATTAAGAAATATGGTGCTTGTCCACACGCAGCATTCTGTGTTAAACCATCAGATACTAAAAAAGATATTACCATTTATTATTTCTTTGTTGTTCTTTAATTAGTCTTTCTTTTTCCTGATTGAGGTCAGTAATGTAAGACAAATGATTAAGGGCAGAAGTAAGACCCAAAGAAGTAACAAAGTCAATCTGCCAAACTTTGTCTTCAGCAAGTAACGAGATAATTTGGTAGTAGCCCCAAAACTTTGAAAAGCTATTCTCAGTCTCATCATCTGAAACATCAACGGACTCTTTAAAGAGAGTTCCATAATTTCTAACAATCCCTTCTCTAAATTTGATAAAAAAAAAAGTGACCCCTCAATGATATGAGATGGGGCATCCAACATTGCTTCTATCCTCACCTTGAAATTAGAGTCAGAGTATTTTGTTCCTTCTTCACAATATAAATACGCCATCAACTCATTTAGGTTTGCTATTCTATATGATTCATCTTTTTTAAGGAATGTATCAATGTCAACAAACTGACCAAATGATATGGTGTTAACATCCATGAACTTGTACTTGATACCGTTCAGTTCAAATGTTTGAAATAGTTTCTTTGATTCTTTGTTGTAGTGTGCGAATAATACAGACCCAATCTTTTGGATTGTTGTTGCATCCATGTCCATTACTTCTTCGTGAGACATTCCTGTAACCTTTTCAATTAGTCTTACATTTAATTCATCTTCTGATAAGATGTCTTTTAGTTTCATCACATCACAGAACTCTCTGATGGTGGGTTCACTTACTTCAAACTTCTTTGATTTACTTGTAATAGTCATACTCATTAATAAATATCTTTTATTTTATCTACTCACTTTAATACACATAGACACCTGTGTTTCTCATCATCTTCATTTGAAGAACATATCTTATCGCATCTAATAGGTGATTGTTTCTGTCTTCTGGTTCATCAAGATTGTTTCCGTTCTTATCATTCTTCCACACATAAGAATTTAATTCATTGATAAGGTTTTGTGAATTGGAATGGACAAAGAAGTTTGACCTCTTAATCTGGTCTATCCCACTCAGTATCGTATCCTTACGCACAGGTTTACAATTTATTCCATTACGAGACATCTCAGATATAGCCTGAGGGTTAGCACTGTCTGCTATAAAATCGTCCGTTAAATTGATTCCTAAGTCCTTTATCTTGTAAATAAAGTCGGGGATGGTTACATTCTTTAAGTATAATAATTCCTCACAATAAATTGAGTCATTGTCTTTATAAACCCTCACCAAAGTGGAAGGGTCATTATAACCGAAGTCAATTCCATAACCCAATAACTTAGCGGATGGTGGTAATTCAGTATAGTATTGTTGATGAGAAAATACAACCCTTGTCGGTACACCTCTCTGACCTTCACCAAATACCTTCCATGTTGCCTGGTCTTTGTCTCGTAAACGTTCAATTTCATCTATTAGTGATTGTTCTAAAAATGGATTGTCTTTGTATGTAACGATTGTATAGAACACATCAGGTTGTCCTTCCAAATCATATATCCATGAATTCCATAGTGATGGGTTCAGGTCCATTACAATCCTACCTGATGTTCTTAATACAAGTTGTATGTATTCATCATAGGTAACTTCTGTGGCTTCGTTGATAAATAGGTAATCTCTTTTTCTTCCTCGTAATTTTGTTTCATCATCAACTGAAAACCATTCAATGATGTTTGACCCCAACTCATAGTATCCATCAACTGAATGCCATTTGTTTGAATCATATACACCAAACATCAGGAGGACCTGTTTGAGGTCTCTTAATATACTTCCCTTTAATGCGGGGAGTGTCTTTCTAACTATTGAAAATACTTTGTCTTCTTCTTGTAACAAAAGATAGACATAATATATCAGGATGTTAAAACTCTTAGACGCTCTTGAACTACCCTGAAAAACATTAATCCTTTTGTCCTGTGATATTAAATCTTGGAACACTCTCGTTGTTTGGACTTTTGTTTGCATCTAATTCTTTTTGTTTCTTCCACTCTTCATGCTTTTCATAAGCGAGGTTAACTTGTTTCTGCCATAGACCTTTCATCTCTTGGTTTCTTGCTGCTACTCTTTTACGGTGTGCTTTCTCCCCACCTCTCTTTTGACTTTTACCCATTTCGTTTTGCGTTTTGTTTGTGGTATGTTGATTTGGAATTATGTTTGTTATAACTCTTTGTTGGTTTCCCACCTTTGCGTTTTCCAAATGTTAGTTTTCTACTGTCCGTCTTTGTCTTCGCCATCTTTCTTTGTTGTTATGATTTCAATCTGAATTGAAGATTTATTTATCTTGTCACCATCTGTTGTGATGTCAATTGATTCTTTAATCTTTCCCCATCCTCTATCTAAAAGTAACGCTGCTGCTTTTGTGTCACCTGCATTTGCTTTCCTTCTCATTGCCTCTATGATTTGTTCCGCTGCAGTCTTTCCATCTTTGTTTTCCTCACCAAGAACGTTTGCGAGTATGACATCTAACTTGGGTAATTTTCTCGGTGCTCCGTTTGGATTTCTCACCTCACCTTTTGTTATTGGTTTTAGATTTGTCTTTGACTTTGGATTGTAATTGGTCTTACCCATATCTTTATAATTTCTTTTTATTTACCTAACCTTACTATCAATTCTTCTACCTGTTTTCTTGCTCTTGATAAACATATTTGGTCACAGTAATTTGGTATTACATCTCCGTAATGTTTGAACATAAAATCAGACATAAATTGTCTTTCGGTTTCTGTTTTATTATTAGAATTGATATAGTCTTTTATTCTTATCAACTCTTCTATTGTATAACCTGTTGGTTTATGAACTTGTTGAACGATGATTGGTGTTATTCCTTTTGGTACAACAGGTTGTTGTGGTTGTTGTTTACATCCGCATCCCATCTCTTAATTGTTTTAATTGTCTTCTTACCTTGTTTATATCTCTACTAACTGAATTGATGGGGATGGTAGTTCTTTTTGACAAACGAGTCACACTACACCCTTCTTCAATATACAGTTCAAATAGTCTTCCGTAATACCAATCAATTGTTTTTAATTGTTCGTGAACCCAATTCATATTAAATTCATCTTCTTGATATTCTATGTCAGGGATATCATTCTCAATTATTTCATTGAACTGATATCTTCTATAAGTATAATGATACTTACTACTTTTTGAATGGTATTGGTTTCTAACAATCTTTGTAAAGAAATATAATTTCTCTTTGTCTGGTATCTGATGAACCTTTTTGTTGTTGATGAATTGTTCAATGCATAAATGTAACAAGTCATCCACTTCATCAGGAGTAGAAAACTTGTTACAGATATTTTTTAATTCGTTGTAGTTGTTGGATAACCAGTCGTTCAATTAATATTGATTGTTGGTTTATCCTTGTTTGGCTCCTGGATAGAATCTTCTGTTATAGTATTTGTTGTTTTCAAAGAATTCATGTCTTGCAGTGATATACTCTTCTCTAATTAAGAATTGTATTTTATCTCTAACTGAATTAATTGAGATTTGATTACCTAATAAGTTCCAAACTTGGGCTGTGGTAATGTCAGATGCTTTTTCTGTACTTCTATTGATATCATCATTGATAATATCATAGATTCTTTTTTTTGTTTCGTTTTTGATTTTCATAATTATAAATATTACTTACTCTCCATAAGGTAATATATTAACTATAAAATTCAATAGTTTTTTTAATAATTCTTTTAATCATATCTGCTCTTTCAAATTCTTGGTCCTCATCTGCTTCTAATCTTCTATCATCAAGTTGAGATAAATGATAAGGTAGATTATCTAAATTCTTAAATCCTTTATGAACTTGTTTAACAACTAATCCTGCTAACTCTTCTTTATCTTCTTCTGGTAATTTCCAGTAGTCTTCTAATTCAATATCATATCTTGAATCTAATAATAAATCTACTTTATTAGTTTCTATTCTTCTTCTCATATATTACTAAATATCAATTCTTACTTACGAGTTATGTATGTGAGTGCTATCCCCATTACTATCGTAAAAGGTTAACAACAACATACATAGTCTTACTTGACTGAGGATGTAATAAGTTTCAGTGAAAACTTATTTATGAAGACAACTTATGAATTTATCACTAATCCATCATACCATGTTTCTTCTTTGTGCTCATGTTGACCTGTGTATGAATCCCCTGGTAGGTCGTATAGTTAAACGCCAGTGTTAAGTTCCACCCATTTAACCTTACCAATAAGTATATTGAAGTTTAGAAAAAAGTCAAATTGATTATATTTATTTATAT